CAAACAATACCAAGATTTACTTCAATACATTTTGGAGTATGGAGTATCCAAAGAAGATAGAACAGGCACTGGTACAATCTCTACATTTGGTAGACAAATCAGACATAACCTAAATGATGGATTTCCACTTCTTACTACAAAGAAGATGGCTATTAAATCTGTAATGACGGAGCTTAAATGGTTCTTAAAAGGAGATACTAACATCAAATACCTTTTAGAAAATAATTGCCATATTTGGACAGGTGATGCTATCAAAAATTTTGAAAACCATAATGGTCTTATCAATACCGGTCCTCATATTACTGAGCAAGAACTCTTTGAAGATTTAATTCTTACCAATGATGAGTTTGCTAAAGAGTGGGGTGAGTTAGGTCCTATCTATGGTAAACAATGGAGAAAATGGCCTGTTTATAACTTAGAAAAACTTATAGTTCAAGTTGACCAAATTAAAAACCTTATAGAACAACTTAAAACAAATCCAGATTCTCGTAGATTAATGGTTAGTGCTTGGAATGTAGGTGAGTTAGATGATATGGTTTTACCTCCTTGTCATTATGGATTTCAAGTTTATACACGATTACTTGATTTAGATGAAAGAATCTCTTACTCCAATAAGAACAATCCTATTCTTGGTAAATCATCAGATTATTACCACGAACATTTAGATGATATGGGTGTTCCTCGTAGAGTTGTTTCCCTAATGTGGAATCAGAGAAGTGTAGATACATTCTTAGGATTGCCATTTAACATTGCATCTTACGCTATGTTATTACACTTGATTGCAAAAGAAGTCCATATGGTACCTGGTGAAATCATTGGTAATCTTGGTGATACTCACTTATACAAAAATCATATTGAACAAGCCGAAGAACAAATCAGTAGAGAACCTTTTGAACATTTACCAAAACTAAAACTTGGAAATGTAGATATATTAAATGGAGAGTTTGATTATGAAATTTTACATTATCACTCACATCCAACTATTAAAGCACCTTTAAGTAATTAGATATGGAACACACCGAAAAAGAAAAAATCCTAAGAGAAATTTTAGATTTAAAATTAAAAAAACAAACACCAGAAGTAAAACTTCGTATTCAAAGTTTACAACAAAAGTTAGAAGATAATATATGAATCTTTTAGATGTAAATGCAGGAAAGTGGTATAATATAACTAAAACTTGCCAAGAATTAAAATTTTGGGAATTAGGGATTATGCCTGAAGAAAAAGTACGAGTATTAAAAAAACAAGGAGGATTAATACTTCTTGAATTAGAACCAAACAACATTTTTGCAATAAGAGAAGAACAGGCAAAATGTATAAAAGTTAAATAATGGAAATAGATGTAAAAATTAAACACCCCAAGAAAGTTATCAAAACTTGGGGACATGAACTTTGGATTCATAATACACCAGAGTATTGTGGAAAACTATTAGTATTTGAGAAAGCAGGAAATCACTTTTCAATGCACTATCATATTAAGAAAAAAGAAACTTGGTACATACAAGAAGGTAAGTTTCGATTCGATTGGATTGATGTAGAGAATGGAAAGAGAAACTATACAGAACTTCAACCTGATGATGTTGTTGAAATTGAAAGAGGATTACCTCATCAACTTACTTCTTTAACCGATGGTGCAATAGTATTTGAAGTTTCAACAGAACACTTTGATGAAGATTCATATAGAGTTTATAAAAACACTCATAAAGATTTAGATTAATGAGTTATACACACACTCACTTACCAGAATTGTTAGATTTAAAAAAATCACTACAACTCAATCCATCTTTACTTGATTATTATTTAAAGTTTGATGGATTAGTAGGACCAACAGAATCTATAAGATATATTGAAAAATTAAAAAAAGCTTGACTTGTATTAAGAATTTTCGTATATTTGTAATATAAATTTTTGTAATGAAAATAAAACTTTTAGAAAATAACAAAGTATCAAATTCTGACATTGTAGAATATAAACAAAAAACTTCTAAATTAAAAGGAGTTTTATTTACTTCTAATGATGTTGGAATGGATAAGAGAATCATTTCAATTAGATTGGGTGATGTAGAAGATGAACTTGTATTAGTTAATCCAAAAACAATAGAAACATCAGAAAAAACAGTTGTTTATTTTGAAAAAGATTCTAAAAAAAATAAAACAAGAAAAACAGTTAGATTTACTTCTATTATAGTTGAAACCGACAATCTTGGAAAAGTAGAATTTAAATCAGATAAAACTGAATGGGAAAACATAGATGATTTTATGGGTGATGTTGGTTTGGCTGAATGTGTTCTTGCACAAAGAGGCATTGATGCAATTAACGGATTGGATATAACTCACAAACTGATTGCATATAATCCATCTATTAGTTCTAAAAGAAAAATAGGAAGAAACGAAAGAGTAATGTTACAATCACCAGATTCTGGTGATAGTATATTTATCAAATATAAAAAAGCACAACCATATCTTGATAAAGGGTATTTTGTATTATAATGGCAAAAATAACATATATTTCAGATAATCACGAAATTCACAGAGAGGCAAAAGAAATTAATTTTACAATTTCTGAAGACCTTAATATTTATGAGTTTAAGATAGTATGCCAAAGATTGGCATCAGCTATGGGTTACCACCACAATAGTATTAAAAAAGCCTTTGGAAATAACGAAAACTACATCAAAGAGGAACAGTCTATTTCAAAATTAATTGAGGTACTCAAATACAACCACACAGGCTCAAAAATAGAAATTTAATGAATAAAATCGAGATTCAAAATAAAATAACCGCCATTGAAATAATACAAGAATTAATTGTTGATATTTTAGATGAGGCAAGTATTATACAAAGAAAAGATTTTGAAATTCTTTTAACACAAAGAGTTAATGAACATAATAAAACAAAATCTAAAGAAGAAACTAACTACCCTTTCAATTTATTTGGTACACCAATAGGAGAAGCATAATGAGTTTAATTATAATTTTAAGTTCTTTAGCAACAATTTTTTTTATAACAAGTATTATATTATTAATACGAGGTATATCTTTTGTAAAAAGAAATGAAGTTATGGAAGATATGATAGTTGATTATCAAGAACAAGAAATACAAACAGAAAATGTTTTAAAAAATATGTTAAAACAAATGAAAGAAATCGATTTAAGAGGCTCCTTTGAATCAGATGATGAAGTAGGTACTGTATTTACACAACTTAAAGACTTAATAGAAACCTACACCAAAAAATAAACAATATATAATGCCAAGAAAAAGAAAGAAGAGAGTATATTTTACCTCTGAAACAGAACAGGCTATCATCAAATATAATAATTCAGAAGATGATAACTTTAAAAACAGAATTTATAGAGAAGAAATAAAATACCCATTTGAAAAACTTGCAGAAAATGTTTTAAATACATTTAAGTTTACTTACTTTGATGTACCAAAGGCAGATGTTCAAGCTGAAGTAGTTTCTACATTGATTCAAAAAATTCATATGTTCAAAGAGGGTAAGGGAAAAGCATTTTCTTATTTTTCTATCGTAGCCAAAAATCATCTTATTTTAAAAAATAATGGAAATTACAAACGATGGAAAAAAACTGCACTTTTATCAGAAATGCCAGAAACATGGAATCCTGAAAATGATTTTTATGATAGAGAACAAGGAGATGAGTTTTCTGAATTTAAGGAACTCATGTTATCTTATTGGGATAAAAACCTAACAAGTGTATTTACTAAAAAAAGAGATATACAAATTGCAGATGCAGTTTTAGAACTATTTAGAAGAAGTCAATACATAGAAAACTTCAACAAAAAACACCTTTATCTTCTTATACGAGAAATGACCGATTGTAAAACTCACTACATTACAAAGGTTGTAAATGAAATGAAAAAACACCAGAAAAAACTACTCAATGACTATCTTGAACATGGAATGATTGAAGATAGAGTTGATGATTTTTGGAGTCCTGAATACTTATAAGTAATATGTTTTGTTAAGTAGTTATATTAATTCTAACTTAATAAAAATATATTATTATGGCTTTTAAAGACATTTTTAAAGATGAGAACGACATCAATGAAAAATCAGTAGTAGGTTTTGCATCTTTTGCTATTATGGCAATTTTTGCAGCTGCTGACATTATAACAGGACTTGTAGGAACAGATTTAGTTATCTCTGATACAATCTTTAATTCATTTGTGTATATTACACTTGGTTCATTTGGTATCGGCGAGGCAGGAAAAATCTTCGGAAAAAAAGAATAATTATAAATAAAATATAATGCAAAAAAACCCCCACAACCAATGGGGGTTTTGTATTTTTAATATATTGATATTTATTTATACTATGAAATATACAAATGGACTTATTTTAGTATGTATGTGTTTTATCGCTTTTACTTTCTTAAATATGAGAGAGTTAAAAACTGATATAGAATCATACAATCAAAAGATTGATAATCTTGGAAAAGAAATAGATTCGGTTCAACAACTTAATAAAGAACTTGATACTAGAATTCAATCGTTACATACTGAGCTTGAACTTATAGATGGAGATATAGACAGAGTTCAGAGCAACATTACAAATATAAAGAATAAAACAGATGAAAAAGTTAGTCGTGTTGATTCTCTTACTATTAGTGAGCTTCAAGAGTTTTTCACAAAACGATACGATAGTATCCTTAAAGGAACCGATAGCGAAACTCGTTATTAAAGATTTAGTTTCTTATGATGGTATTCAATTGGAATTAAAAGAAACAATTGAACTACTAACTCTTGAAAGAAAAAAGGTACAAGTAAAAGATAGTGTTATTTTTTCACTTGAAACTAAAACTTTTAACTTAGAAGACATTATTAAAAAAACAAATGAACAGTTTGCTCTTGAATCAAAGAAATCGGAAGATTTATTAAAAGAATTAAAGGGACAAAGAAGAACTACATTTTTATATAAAGTAGGTACTACATTAGGTGTTGTTGCAACATCAATTTTATTATTAACTAAATAAACAAGTTATGAGTGGAATAGATTTCGAATTATTTCCTGGAAAAAATTTAAGTGGATTATTTGAGGACATTTATAAAAACCAAATAAACAAAAAAGAGAAAATTTCTCAACTAATTTACGAGCTAAAAGATAAAATAAAACACAATGGAGATGTAGCAATGATTGGTCCTATTATTAAAGACCTTGTAGATACATCTGTTCGTAATGATGATGCTCTTGTAAAATTGGCAACTATTGCTCAACGAATAATGTTAGCAAATAACAAATCAGAAGGCGAAGATGGATTCCTTTCAGCGGAAGAAAAGGCACAACTTCTTGACCAATTAGAAGAAACAAAACAAGAAGTTGAAAGGGTTGAGGATTTGGAAAATGAGATAGAAGAGCTTAAACAAAAAGTAAAGTAAATGGGATTTGAAAGTGGAACTGTAACGGTAAATAATAGTTTATCAAATAACTCAGGTAGAAAAACTTTTAATAGAAAACTTGGAGTTGTTTATGATGTTATATTAGATGAATCCCATGAGTTAATAAAAGATAGTGGGTTTCAATCAAGATTTATAGGAGCAATTCAATTTAGAACATCTGGTGATGAAACTATAAGTGACGCTAAATCTTTACCATTGGCTTATCCAATGGAAATGGGATTTAAAGATTTACCTACAAGAAACGAAACAGTAGAGATATACGAATTTACTAAAGGATACTTTGGATATAGAAGACTTAAACAAGGAATCAGTCCAAATGTAAATGGAGTAGATAATTTAATAGATGTAGGATTTCCATCAAATAAATCTGAAACTGGTAAATCAAAAAAGTATAGTGAAGTACAAAGTACACAAATCTCAAGAACAAATACTAATAAATCAAACACCATAGGATATGGTAAGTATTATCAACCTCAAGAAAAAATACATAATCTTAAAATGTATGAGGGTGATACTTTAATTGAAAGTAGTTTTGGACAATCAATTAGATTTTCTGCATATAACAATGATAAAAAAACTTTTGCACCAACTGTAATCATAAGAAATAATGAATCAAGTGATAATAGAAAACTAGATGAAAATCTACCAGTAGAAGAAGATATAAATGGAGATGGTTCTGTAATTGTAATGTCTTCTGCAGATTATCAATTAGACTTTAAATCTACGACAGATACTCAACCCGATTCGTTTCCTGATTTACCTTCTAAATTAGTTGGTAATCAAATTTTACTAAATTCGGACAGAATAATACTGTCATCGAAAACAGAAGAAATGAGATTTTACTCTAAAAAGGGTTTTGCCTTTGCATCAGATGGAGACCTTTCTTTTGATGTAAATAGTGTTGAATTTTTTACAAAAGAAAACTTTACATTTTCCGCTAAAGATAGAATTCTAACTTTTGATAGTGGAGATGCTGGAAAAATATATTTAGGAAGTAATACAAATGATTTAGAACCAATGGTTAAGGGAAATAGATTAGTATTCATACTTGCTAAACTTATAGAAGTAATGGGACAGGCTCAATATGCAACTCCAGCTGGTGTAACTGCACCAGGACCAACTAGTGTTGAAAAGTTACAAACCCTTCAAAGAGAATTAAACAGTTGTTTAAGTAGAAAAACATTTACAGTATAATGGCAGAAAATTTAACAGATTTAGGAAACGAAGCTTTAGGTTCAGCAACAGATGCTGCACAAGATGCACTCAACAACCTAACAGACCAAATACCTGATATACCAAACCCTTCGGATTTTATACCAGATGTTCCTAACCCTGCAGATATAATACCTGAAATACCTGAGATACCAGATATAAAAGGTATAATTGGTAGCTTACCAATTCCTCAGTTTAGAAAACCAGAACCTATTAAAGTTGAAAAACCACCATTACCAAGAAAATTAAAAAAACAAACTCTTACAAAAATACCAAAGATTCCTGAGGTACCAAAATTACCAAACATACCCGAGATACCAGATGTAGCTGGTGCAGTTCAAGGAGCAGTTGGTGGTGTAACATCTGCAGTTGGTAATGTAACATCTGCGGTTGGAAACGCAGCATCTGCAGTTGGTAATGTAACAAACAACTTACCAAATATATAATGTCTTGGCAATCATTCAAAGATGAAATGAAAATAGTCATGGATGCTCCACAAACTATTGGGAGTATTGAAGATTTTGCAAAAACATTTGCGAATGCCTATGATAATGCGGTAAAACAAGGTGGTGATATAATAAACAGAGTTGCAATTAAAAGAGGAAATAAAGACTTACTAGAAACTTTTGCAATAATCGCTTTGTTTAAAGGAGTAACTACTCCAACCGATGATTTTAATCTATTAAATGAACTTGGAAAGGCAGTAGAGATATATTGGTCTAATGCACAACTAAATGAAATACCTGTTCCTATATTCCCAGCTCCTGGCTCTACTTCAAATATATCAGTACAACAAAACCTAGTAACATCAGCTGGTAATTGGCCTGAATTACCCGCAGTAATACCTACAACAAAAACAGAAACATTTTTAAATGTTTTTATTCTAGCGGCAACACTTCATTTATTAAGTGTATCTGGTGTTGCAAGAACTACTTCATTATACCCACCAACAGGACAACCATCTCCTGGATTTGTTAATTGGAGTATATATCTATTAAAACCACCAACTTTGTTTAAATTACCAGAATTAGAAGGTACTTATTTAATTTCACAAGATTCTATTTTAGATGTTTGTAAAACAGAAAATAAAGTTGAGGGAAATACATTTCCACCTAAAGCATCATTAGGTAATATAAAGGCAATAGATGTTTCATCTTATGATGGAACATTAAATGACAACAACTTTTATCTTAGTGATGGTAAGGGTTATAGAGAGTTTAGGTGGGTAAGTTATCCACGAGTAGCCGTACCAAACTCACTAGAAGTTCAATCTTGTCCAACCTCTTAACGAGAAAAATAACATTTTTATATTTATATTAAATCGTCAAAACAAATAAAATGAATACTGACAAATTAGTAAAAGCAATTCAAATTATTGTAGAAGAAGAAGTAACACGCCGAGTACCCAATTTGGTTAAAGAGGGTGTTAAGAAAGAAATGACTAAACTCTTAAAAGAAAATAAACAATTAAGAGAAGCACTAAAACCTCAAAAACAACCACAAGTTCAAAAAACTTTTATGGATGTAGATGAGCCTGTTACTGAAAACAATACAACAAAAAATTTATCTAAGAACCCAATTTTAAATGAAGTTTTAAATCAAACTGTTGGTTTTAACTCATCTAATATACAAGGTGGTGGTGTTGATGCTTTGAGGAATCAAATGGCTCAACAAATGGGATATGGTGATATGAACACAGGCCCAAATCCAAACGGTATTGGTATTGATACTGGTAACGAGGTTGTAAACAAAGCATTAAACCGAGATTACTCTCAGTTAATGAAGGCTATGGATAAAAAGAAAGGTCCTTTTAGACCAGGAATGTAATAAGATATGGCAGTAGTTTTAGGTTCTAAACCCGTACAAGATTTAGAAGAATTTGAAGATTATGGAATAGGTATAACATTACCATTACAAATAGGTGATGTTGCGTTTCAACAATCTTTTAAAACTATTGACCAAGTCAAAACAAATATAAAGTCATTACTTTTAACTAAACAACAAGAAAGAGTAATGCAACCTTTTTTAGGAAGTGGTTTAGGTGCATTAGTTTTTGATTTTAATGATGATGAACTTGCAACAAAAATAGAGGATACGATAAATGAATCTATCCAAAGATGGTTACCTTTTGTTAATGTTGATAACATTGATATAGAACAAACTGATGTGTTGAAAGACCAAAACAGAGTAAATGTTTCATTACGCTTTACAGTTGGAGATTCGGCAAACTTAGAAACAGTAACTTTTACAGTATAATAAATGGCAACTAATAATACAATAAATAAAAACTTTAAAAACAAGGGTAAGGATATAAAATACCTTAATAAGGATTTTACATCTTTTAGACAAAACCTTATTGAGTATGCCAAAACATACTTTCCAAAAACTTATTCTGATTTCAATGAGACATCACCTGGTATGATGTTTATAGAAATGGCATCTTATTTAGGAGATGTTCTTTCGTATTACATTGATGATACCTTTAAAGAATCTTTACTTCCTTATGCAGAGGATAAAAGAAGTGTTCTTGCTCTTTCACAATTTTTAGGATATAAACCAAAGGTTAGCTCACCATCAGTAACAACACTATCGGTTTATCAATTAGTTCCTTCTATTGGAACTGGTGGAAATAATAAACCAGATGATACATTCTATCTTAGAATACAAGAAGGCATGACGGTTGAATCTACATACAATGGTACTGAGTTTAGAGTAATAGAAGAACTTGATTTTAATGACCCACTTGATAGAGAAATAACAGTATATGAAAGAGATACTGATAGTGGAGAACCTAATTTTTATTTGGTAAAAAAAGAAGTACAAGCAATTGCATCTACACTAAATGAAAAACAAGTATCATTTGGAAATTATGAATCATTTCAACAAATAGATTTAACTGAAACAAATGTAGTACAGATTTTAGATGTAAGAGATTCAAACGGAAATAAGTATTATGAAGTTCCTTATCTTGCACAAGAAATGGTATTTGTGGATAGTCCAAATACAGAAGATAATGACCCTGATTTATTTCAATTTAGAGATACGGTATCTAGAGTTTTAAAAACTTTAAAAACTCCAAGAAGATTTACTTTACGAGTAAATGAAGATAACACCACAACTATTCAGTTTGGAGCTGGAGATTCAACTGCAAATGATGAGTTATTAATTCCTAACTTAAAAAATGTAGGATTGGGATTACCAAATTCAATTAATAGATTAGAAGAATCTTTTGACCCAACAAACTTTTTAAAAACTAAAACCTATGGAACTTCTCCAGCAAATACAACAATTACTGTAAAGTATTTAACTGGTGGTGGAACTGAATCAAATGTACCCAAAGGAACTGTAACAAGAATTACAGGAGTTGCGTATAATGAAGATTTAAATCAGTTCACACCAACCCAAAGAGGTGTATATAATACTGTTAAAAATTCACTAGCAGTTGATAATGAAATACCCGCAGTTGGAGGTAGAGGAAGTGAAACAATAGATGAAATTAGAGAAAACGCTCTTGCAAATTTTGGTTCTCAAAATAGAGCAGTAACCGCAAAGGATTATCAAGTAAGAGCTATTTCAATGCCAACTCGATATGGTTCGGTTGCTAAAGCGTATGCAAGTGCAGATGGAAAACTAGATAACAACTCTCCATCATCTATTCTTTCATCACCAAGTGCATTACAAGAGTTTACTGATTTGGTAATGGATTTTGTAAATAAACCAGAAAACGAAGAACCAAATCGAGAAGTAGTTTCGGATGAAGTTAGAAACTTTTTAATTGGTAAACAAGATAATGTAAGTGAAAAGAATAATCCTTTTGCTATAAACTTGTATTTACTTGGTTATGATTCAGAAAATCATTTAACAACACTCAATAGAGCAGTAAAAGAAAACCTAAAAAAATACCTTAGTGAATATAGGTTATTGACAGATGGTGTAAATATAATTGATGGTTTTATTGTAAACATAGGTGTTGATTTTGAAGTTATAGTATTTGAAAACTATAACAAAAGTGAAGTAGTTACAAGTTGTATAAATGAATTACAAACT